GTGCTCGCTGCACTCTTGTACTAAAGAAAAAAGTTAGGCAGAGAATAGAAAAAACTTTAGATTATTCTGGTCAGGTGTTTGGGTTTGAGTACAGTAAGAAAGAAATTAATAGAGCTATTAGATTTAAAGAACAGTATCCAGAAGCTAAACCTCTGTTCCCTTTAATACATAATAAGATGACTAAGCCTGAGAGTTTATTCTTTCTAGAAAAACAGGGTATAAAAAGACCTGTTATGTATGACTTAGGTTATAATAATAATAATTGTATTGGTTGTGTTAAAGGTGGTATGGGTTATTGGAATAAGATACGAGAAGATTTTCCAGATTCGTTTAAGAAAATGGCAGAAGCAGAACGTGCAGTAGGTCACTCTTGTATAAGAAATATATTTCTAGATGAACTAGATCCAGATGCTGGCCGCAAACAAAAAATAGTAATGCCGGATTGCGGTAACTTTTGTGACCTAGAGTTTACAGAAATTAACCACCCTAAATTAGAAAGTGTTTATAGAAAACCTGAGCAACTTAAATTAATATGAAAGGAATTAAAATGAATAGGTTTATAATTGATCACGATCCACAAGACATAGCTAGGTCGTTATGTGACCAACACATTGTCAAGATGCCACTCGAAGAAGCACAGATGTTATGTACTGCACTGTGGCATCATGCACCAGAGTATGCAGAGAAAAACAATCTCTATAAAGCAGTGCATCAGAGACACCCTTGTACACTGTGGGCTATGGAGACTGATCAAAACTATAGATTTGCTTGGCGGTTATACGATGCCATGCTTGATGAATATACACATAGGTATGGCAGAAAGCATGGTTGTGCAAAGCACTATGATGTTCTTAACCAAGGTTCCTACTACATACCCGAAGGTTCTATAACACCACACCCCCAGTGTTTCTCAGGTCACGATGATCTTAAGACAGACGAGAGGTGGCCTATCAAAGCCTATCGTGCATTCTATCAGCGTGGTAAGATGGACTTTGCAAGGTGGAATAAGAACAGACCAATGCCTACATGGTTACAAACAACACAGGAGTTAGCAGCATGAGAGTATTAAGTTTATTTGATGGTATGTCATGTGCTAGAATAGCACTTGATAGAGCCGGCATAGCAGTGACAAGCTACAAAGCAAGTGAGTTAGACAAGTATGCTATTAAAGTATCTCATGAAAATTACCCTGACATAGAACAACTTGGTGATGTCTGTGATGTTAAGGCTGAAGATGTGGGTGAGGTAGACCTGTTGATTGGTGGCAGCCCATGTCAAGATCTATCTTTTGCAGGTAAAGGTAAAGGATTAAAAGAAGGTACTAGGTCTAGTTTATTCTTTGAGTTTGTTCGCTTGAAGAATGAGTTAAACCCTAAGTATTTTATTCTAGAAAATGTAAGAATGAAACAAGAGAACCAGGATATTATTAGTAAGTACCTTGGTGTAAAACCTAAACAGTTTAACTCTTCACTTGTATCAGCACAGAATAGGAATAGATTATTCTGGACTAACATAGACTTTGATTTACCAGATGATAAAGGTATTATCTTATCTGATATACTTGAAGATGAGGTAGATGATAAATTTCTTGCAGGAAAAAATCTAATTATAAATTATAAGGGTGGTAATCAATTAAACCCTAACTATAAATCTCAAGCTAACACTATTCATGATTCTAAAGGTAAGTCTGGAGTTCTTTGTGCAGGTACTCATGGCTATGCAAATGGGTATGTACAAAGTTGTATACAAGTAGGTGAAGCAGATATAAAAGGTTTTGACATAATCAAAAGAGTCTATAGCCCAGAAGGTAAAGCACCTACACTTACAACTATGGGTGGTGGTCACAGAGAACCTAAGGTAATGACATCACCTATTAGAGAAAAGTCTAAGACTGTCAGATCAGGCGGTAGAGGTAGCTATGATAGACATGAATGGGATAGTGTAGATAAGCTACACTGGAGGAAGCTCACACCTCTTGAATGTGAGAGACTACAGACAGTACCTGATAATTATACTAATCATGTTAGTAATACCCAAAGGTATAAGATGTTAGGTAATGGATTTACTGTAGATGTTATTGCTCATATATTGAAAGGAGCAGAACTATGAATATGACTACCGAAACTTACAGTGCATCACGTAAAGAGATGATTAAACAAGTACACTCTTTACCTATGTTGAAGTTAGATATAGGTGCAGCAGTATATGTAGACTGTACAAATGACCTTGAGATTACAATGCTACAAAGTTGTAGTGATAATATTAAAGGCAGTAATGGAGAGAATGGATACGATGCTTTAGTTGTAATAGATCAGCCATCAAGTGGTATGAATAATGAGTATATGCTTATGGTGAGTTCTGATTATTCAGATTTTGTGGAGGATTTTTATGGATAAATCACAAGAAGAAATACTACATGAGTGGTTAAAGACTTGCCCTTTCGATTACCTTATGGTAGGAAAGATTAAAGGAATAAGAACTGTAAACTTTGAGATAGAGGAGAATGTTAATGAGTGATAACCCACATCAAGCCTGTCCGTTTGTGGATTGTGGATCTTCCGATGCGTTTAATTGGAATGATGATGGCTTTGGTTTTTGCCACAGTTGTGGTGAATCGTATCCAGCAAAGAAACATATTGAACTCTTTGACTGGGTGAGTAAAGAGTATCCCGTAAAGAAAAGGATTAATGTAATGGAGATACCAGTAAAAGGGATGACCTATAATAACATAAGGGGTATCAAGCCTAGTGTATGTCAGTTCTATAACATACAAGTACAGACAGGTGAAGATGGTCAGCCTGTTAGATATGCCTATAAGTATCCACATACTGTAAAGTATAGGGATTACAATGATAAGTCTAAGTCTTGGGTAAAGGATAGAGGTTTAGGTATGAACCATCTATTTGGACCAGACTTTAATGCAGGTTCATCACATCGTATCTATATAACAGAGGGTGAGTTTGATGCAGCAAGTCTCTATCAAGTACTTGGTGAGAAGTTTCCTGTTAAGTCATTACCTAGTGCATCAATAGGTGAGAAGTTTGTTAAGCAAAACTACAACTATCTTAACTCTTTTAAAGAAGTTATCTATGCAGGTGAGTTAGATGATGCAGGTAAACGTGCAGCTGAGAGATTGTATGAAGCTCTTGCTGAGAAGTTCTACTATGTACCTATGTCTAAACACAAAGATGCTAATGACTTCCTTACCAATGGAGATGGTGAAGATCTTAAGTGGGCAGCAATGAAACCTCAGAGGTATTCACCTGATAATTTCTTCTGCTCTGATGAAGAGGTTGATGCAGCTATACGTAACGAGAACCCATACGAGTATGTACCCACCGGACATGAGGGTATTGATTCTAAGACCAGGGGTATGGTGAAGGGTGGACTTACCTTTATCAAAGCACCACGAGGTATGGGTAAGACAGAGGTAGTAAGATACTTTGAGGTAGGTTTACTACAAGATCCTGATGTCCGTATAGCCTTACTACATATGGAGGAGATGAAGTCTACTACTTACAGAGCTATGGCTACGTACCGTCTAGGTGCAAATGTTAGAACTAAAGATGATGCAAGAGAGAATGGCTTTACTGAGGATCAAGTAGTAGCTGCTGCACAGGAAGCAACAGATGGTGATCGTACTATTGTATTTGAGATGCGTTCACATGATGATCCACTTAAGTTACTAGAGTATGTAAGACTGGCGGCATCAGTCTATGGTGCTAGTTATATCTTTGTAGATCATGTACAGAGGTTAGCTTATCTAAGTAACACAGGAGTAGACGGTGCTACCAGTACACTGACAACATTAGGAGCACGTATGGCACAGTTATCTAAGGAACTTAACATAGGTGTAGTATTTATATCACAGGTAAATGATGATGGGCGTACAAAGTATGCAGCATCTCTTGAAGAAGAAGCAATTATCTGTATAAAGATTGAGAGAGATGTTGAGTCTGAAGATGAAGTAGTACAGAATACAACTACATTTTTCATAGATAAGAACAGACCGTTTGCTAAGTTAGGCAATGCTGGTACTGTTTACTATGATCCAGAGACTACCATACTTAAGGAAGAAAGCTTTGTTACAAGGAGAGAGATTGCGGCATGATTGTATTTGATGTAGAAGCAGACAACCTATTGGAAGATGCTACAAAAATACATTGCTTGTCGTATACTTCTAATGGTTCAGAAATAAAGACATTGTTCTCTTATGATGAGATGCGTACCTTGTTACTTAGTCAAAGGGGATTGATAGGACATAACATTGTTCGTTATGATATACCTTTAATTGAAAAGTTATTAGGTATTAAGATCAAGGCTAGACTATTTGATACTTTACCTATGTCTTGGGTACTTAATACCAATAGAGGTAAGCATGGACTTGATTCATTTGGTCAAGACTTTGGTGTACCTAAACCTAAAGTAAATGATTGGACTAACTTATCTCGTGAAGAGTATGCACACCGTTGTCAAGAAGATGTTAAGATTAATTGGTTACTGTGGCAAAATCTACTCAAACGATTTCTATTCATATACAAAGACAAGGTACAATTAGATAGGTTTTTTAGGTACTTATCTTTTAAGATGGATTGTGCAGCAAGTGCAGAAGCAAGTGGTTGGAAGTTAAACTTAGATCTTGCACAAGAATGTGTTGACAAACTGACTAGGGAACAAGACTACAAGACTAAAGAGTTATGTAATGTAATGCCACTACGTAAGCTATTTAAAGTACAGACTAAGCCTAAGGTTTGTTATAAGAAAGATGGTTCTCTATCTGCACATGGTGATAGATGGTTTAAGCTACTTGATGAGTATGGCTTACCTGCTACCTATACAGGAGAAGTAACTGTAGTAAAGGGTGCAGAACCTGCTAACCCTAACTCAACTGATCAGGTAAAAGATTGGCTTACATTCTTAGGTTGGCAACCATGTACCTACAAATACAATAAGAACAAGGAGACTGGTGAAGAAAAGAAAGTACCTCAGGTGCGTAAGAATGGTGAGCTTACTGAGTCAGTACGATTACTTATAGATCAGAACCCAGCAGTTGAAATACTTGATGGCCTTACTATTATACAACATAGGCTTGCAATCTTCCAAGGTTTTATTGACTGTGAACGTGATGGCTATGTTAAGGCAGAGATAGATGGTCTTACTAATACACTTAGGTTTAAACACAAGAAGCCTTTAGTTAATCTACCTGGGGTAGACAAGCCTTGGGGTAAAGAAATACGTAGTTGTTTAGTAGCACCTGACAATCATGTACTGTGTGGTGCTGATATGACATCACTTGAAGATACAACTAAGCGTCATTACATGAAGCCTTATGATCCTGAGTATGTAAATGAGATGTCACAAGATGGCTTTGATCCACATTTAGACTTAGCTAAACACGCAGGAGAGATAACACAAAAACAAATTGATCAACATAACTCAGGGGTTATAGATCTAAAAGCTTTACGCAAAGACTATAAAGTAGTAAACTATTCTGCTACCTATGGTGTAGGTGCAGCTAAGTTATCTCGTGAGACAGGTATGACTAGGGATAAGGCTCAAGATTTACTTGATGCTTATTGGAAGCGTAATTGGTCAGTAAAAGAGTTCTCAGAGTCACAACCAATAAGACATATAGACGGTGAGATGTGGATACAAAATCCAGTTAGTAAGTTTTGGCATAGTCTTAGGTTTGAGAAAGATGCTTTCTCTACTATCAATCAGAGTACAGGATCATATTGTTTTGATAGATGGGTGGCATTATATAGATTAAATAGACCTAATATTATAGGTCAATTCCACGATGAAACGATTAACACAGTTAAGGAGGGTTATCAAAATGAACATACCAGTGTTTTAAAACGTGCCATTAAAGTATTAAACAATCAGCTTAAGTTAAATGTTGACTTAGGTATTGATGTACAGTATGGTAAGAATTATGCAGAAGTCCATTAGAAGGAGAAAAAAATGGCAACAAGAAAAGTAAAGCTATCAGGCATAGCTGAGTGGGCTAAGGTCTTTGAACAAAATCGTGACCATAAAGGTTACGAGGGTGCTTACGAAGATTTTGATGGTGCTTGCACTATTGATCTCATTATCGATGATGATAATTTAAATCTTCTCCAAGCTTCAAGGTCTATGAAGAAAGGCTCTCCTGATAAAGATGGTAGAGGAACTAGAGTTACCTTTGTCAGAAAGTTTAATACAGGTAGAGACTGGGACAGTGGACCACCCATTGTTCTTAAGTCTGATGATACCCCTTGGAATCTAGACGCTGATGGTCTCATTGGCAATGGGTCTAAGGTAGAGGTACACCTAGCTGTCTATGATACTAAACGTAGAGATATAGTAGGTACTAGGTTGGATAAGGTCAAAGTTACTGACCTTGTTAGGTATGAGTCTGAAGTTAATACTGACTCCCCACCTCAAGCAGTTGTAGCTGAAGAATCAGTATTGTTCTAAGCTATGAAAAGGCGTAACCCTGTGGCAAAAGAAGTACGTACCCCTAAGTACCGACTCAGGGTTATTGCCGACAAAACAAAGAAGTTATTTAGAAAAAGGAAACATAGAAAAGATGGAAGTAAAATCAGTGAAACAGATTGATACTCTTATTGATGACATCTATAAAGTTGTTAAAGGTAAGGGTGGTTGGACAGGTATATTAGGTGCTTCACTAGGTAAAAGTATATCTCTCGTAGCCAATCAAAGGTTTAGTGAACCACAAGAACCAAGAGGCTATCTATCTTTATCTTCTATAGGTATGCCTTGTAAACGTAAGCTATGGTATAAGGTTAATAAACCAGGAGAAGGTGATCCTTTAACACCAAATACTTTATTAAAGTTTTTTTATGGTGATATGATTGAAGAATTACTATTAAGTTTAGCTGCAGCATCAGGTCACTATGTCTCTGGTGAACAGAGTAAACTTGATGTGCATGGTATTAAAGGACACAGAGATGCAGTCATAGATGGTATGACTGTTGATGTTAAGTCTTGTAGTACCTATGCGTTTAAGAAGTTTAAGAATGGTACACTAAGAGATGATGATCCCTTTGGTTATATCTCTCAGCTTAGTTCATATGTGTATGCAGGTAAAGATGATCCACTTGTTACAAATAAAACACATGGTGCTTTCTTAGCTTTGGATAAACAAAATGGTCATATATGTTTAGATGTATATGACTTTACAGAAGAACTAAAAACTAAAGAAAAAGAAATGCTTGATGCAAAAGATATGGTATCGAAGAAGATTCCTAAAGAACGTATTCAACCAATACCATTTAGTAAGACAAGCCCTAATACCAAGTTGTCTATGCCCTGTAGTTACTGTGAGTATAAGAAACTTTGTTGGCCTGAGATGAGAACTTTTAGATACTCTTATGGCATAGAAAATTTAGTTCACATAGAAAAAGAACCTAAAGTACCTGAGGTTATATCATGACTAGAGCAGCAAAAGCAAAAGGTAGAGTAGGTCAAAATGAAATAAGAGATAAGTTATTAGAAACTTTTCCTGAGTTTGAACCTGATGATATTAGAAGTACAACTATGGGAGATACAGGTGAGGATATTCAACTTAGCCCAGCAGCTAGGAAGAAGTTACCTATTACTATAGAAGTTAAACGTAGAAAGACAGGTTTAAAAACTGTGTATGGATACTTAGATCAAGCTACTAACCATGGCAAAGGAGATCCTATAGTATTTTATCGTTCAGATAGAAATCCTTGGATTGTTATCACAGAACTAGACCACTACATGGAACTATTAAGAAACTGGAAGAAGGAGTGATATGATAAAGGATATAAAAATATGGGGTATAGTTGAGGGACCAATCTCAGTTAAAGATTTACCAGATAATGATTACCCAGAAGGAGTTAAGTGGTTTCATGAATGTAAAGTAGAAGTTGATGGTGAGATAATTATTCACCCTTATTGGTTCTACAGTTTAAATGAAGCTAATGAAATGAAAAAGTATTTCAATACTAATATTGAACCACTTCAAGTAAAAATAAATTATGGAGAACTTTACGATGCCTAATACCGCAATAGTATTTACCTGTGCCCATGTAGATCCTGAAATATCTAATGAAAGATTTGATCTACTTGGACAACTTATATATGATATCAGACCTGATTATGTAGTTGATCTTGGTGATGGTGCAGATATGAAATCTTTAAATAGTTATGACACTAGATACCCACAAGCTATTGTATCTCAGAACTATGAAAAAGATATTAATCATTATAATGATGCACAGGATAGATTGAGAATAAAATTTAAACAAATGAAACGTAAGAGACCTAAGTACTACGGGCTTGAAGGTAATCATGAGAATAGAATTAAGAAAGCTATCTCTCTTGATCCAAGACTTGAGGGTACAAAGTATGGTATAAGTTTTAAACATTTACAAACAGACTACTATTTTGATGAGTACTATGAGTATGAAAACTCTGCTCCAAGTATCTTTACTAAAGATGGTATATCTTATGCTCATTACATTGCGAGTGGTAACTTTGGTACTGCTATGTCTGGTATGCATCATGCATATACTATGTTAAATAAAAGACATCACTCTACTACTGTTGGTCACAGTCATAAACGATCTATATTTTTTAAAGATGACTCTTATCCTAGCCCTAATATAGGTCTAGTTGCCGGATGTTTTAAAGGTGCTGAAGAGTCTTGGGCAGGTCAAGCTAATAAAGATTGGTGGAAAGGTGTAGTAATAAAAAGAAGTATTGATCAGGGTTATTATGATCCAGAGTTTGTTAGTCTTGAAAGACTTAAATCTTATTACGGATAGGCTTGACAAATGAGTAATAAAAAGTATAACTGGTGGTTTCAAAATGGACTATGAAATAATTATAAAAATATCGGTAGATCCCGATGCAAACTTCCTGGAAGTAGGTGAGGTTAATAACGCAAATGTTATTAAGCAAGTAGTAAGTGACTGTCTATATGATATAGATGACTTAGAAATTAAAGAATGTGAGGTAATAAAAAATGTTCAAAGATAATAGTTTTAATAACTATCAAAAGCAATCAAGTAAGACTGCAATATATGACGATGTAGATCTTGTTATTTATCCAGCACTAGGTTTATTTAGTGAAGCAGGAGAAGTAGCAGGTAAGGTTAAGAAAGTCCTGAGAGATAAGGGTGGTTACTTTTCACCTGAGACTAAGCAAAAAATAGCAGATGAGTTAGGTGATGTGCTATGGTACATTGCTGCTATGTGTAATGATTTAAATATAAACATGGAAGATGTAGCACAGAACAATCTTAATAAATTAAACAGCCGTATGGCACGTAACGTAATAAAAGGAAGTGGAGATTACAGATGAGTAATGATATAAAGATAAAAATTATTTATGTATGAACCTAATAAAATCTTATTAAAGGGAAAAGATTAAATGGAAAATTTTAATTATGATGATTGTGTCAGAAAGTATAGCTCTACTTTTGTTAGGATAATTTTAAACGACACTAAAGTTAAAACAGTTAAAACTTTTGTAAAAAAAGTTGTACAAGAAAAAATGAATGAGAGTCATCACATTGTTGACTCTGGTATGGAAGAAAAAAGATGGGCCACTGGTTTTTTAGGAGAGTCTGCCGTAGAACAATTTCTTGATACTGAGTTCATTGATTTTTCAGTGGGATCTTCTACCAATTATCATGTCCCAGACTTAAAAAAAATTGGGTACGACTGTGGAGTAAAAACTGTTGAAAAAGGTAAATTCCCAGTGATCTTTCGTAGATCATACAAACCTGAAATTATTGTTGTCAAACAATCTGATAAAGTATTCTATATTTGTGGACTAGCAACTACTGATGTGCTTAATGAGTATCAATCATTAGATTTAATTCTTAGCCCAAGTTTGCGAAGAAGAGGAACAAAAACTGGATTCTATGGATTTCACAAATTGGTAAGGCCCGATAGTATTAAAAAATATTTAGAACTTAAGAAAGGAATTAATTAATGAGTAATATGTTACCAACAGACTACCAATCATTCATTCACACATCAAGATATGCAAGGTGGGTAGAAGAAGAAAACCGTAGGGAAAGCTGGCCTGAAACAGTAAGTAGGTATATAGATAATGTAGTAAAGCCACTATCTTCTAATTCAAAAGTTACTAAACAATTAGAAGAAGCTATACTTAATCTTGATGTTATGCCTAGCATGAGATCTCTTATGACTGCTGGTGCAGCTGCAAACAGAGACAATACTTGTATGTACAACTGTAGTTATCTACCAGTAGATGATGTCAAATCTTTTGATGAAGCTATGTTTATACTACTCTGTGGTACAGGTGTAGGCTTCAGTGTTGAGCGTCAATACATAAATAAACTACCTGAAGTACCAGAGTTATTTGATAGTGATACGACTATTGTCGTTAAAGATAGTAAGGAAGGGTGGTCTAAAGCCCTCAGACAGGTTATAGCCTTGCTGTATGCAGGTGAGATACCCAAGTGGGACACAACTCTCGTTAGGCCTGCTGGTGCTCGTCTTAAGACGTTTGGTGGCAGGGCATCCGGACCTGCTCCACTAATTGATCTATTTAATTTTACTGTTAGTATCTTTACGAATGCCCAGAGAAGAAAACTTAACTCTATTGAGTGTCATGATCTTATGTGTAAGATAGGAGAGGTAGTAGTTGTAGGTGGTGTACGTAGGTCAGCAATGATATCACTATCTAACCTTACTGATGATAGAATGAGACACGCAAAAGATGGAAACTTTTGGGAACTAAATGGGCAACGTCAGTTATCTAATAACTCAGTATGCTATACTGAAAAACCTGACGAGGATGCATTGATGAGAGAGTGGGCTGCATTAAAGGCATCAGGTAGTGGAGAGCGTGGTATCTTTAATAGACAGGCAAGTAAAGCTCAAGCTGCTAAGAATGGTAGAAGAGATATTGAACATGACTTTGGTACTAATCCTTGCAGTGAAATAATACTAAGGCCATATCAATTCTGTAACCTTACTGAGGTGGTTATACGAGCAACAGATAATCTTGATTCTTTAGCAAATAAAGTTAGACTTGCTACTATACTAGGTACTATTCAGTCTACCTATACTAAGTTTCCATACCTACGTAAGATATGGCAAAACAATACAGAAGAAGAAAGGCTACTTGGTGTGAGCCTTACAGGTATTATGGACAACCCTCTCATGACTTCAGCAAACAAGGGCTTAAGTAAAACATTAGAGCATCTAAAGAGTATTGCTATTAAAACAAATGCTGAATGGGCAAAGCGTTTAGATATACCTATTTCTACCGCTATTACTTGTGTTAAACCTAGTGGTACAGTGAGTCAACTTGTAGATAGTGCATCTGGAATACACGCCAGGCACTCACCATACTACATACGTACAGTAAGAGCAGATAACAATGATCCTTTAACAGAGTTTATGAAAGCTCAAGGTATACCATCTGAACCTGCTATTGGAAAGGAAGACAGTACAACTATCTTTAGTTTTCCTGTACAAGCACCACCTAAATCAGTAACAAGAAATGATATGACTGCTATTGAGCAATTAAATATGTGGTTAATTTATCAAAGACACTGGACAGAACACAAACCATCTGTTACAATATCAGTTAAGAAAGGAGAATGGATACCTGTACAGGCGTTTGTTTGGGAAAACTTTGATGAGATAAGTGGTGTATCTTTTTTACCACACGATGATCATATATACCAACAAGCACCTTATCAGGATTGCAACAAGAATGATTATAAGATATTAAAAAGTATTATGCCAAATAAAATTGACTGGTCTAAGCTATCAGAGTTTGAAGCTGAAGACACAACTAAGTCATCACAAACCTTTGCTTGCACTGGCGAGGTGTGTGAAATTGTAGACATCAGTGCCTAAGGAGAACTAAAATGAAAGTTACTATTGATAATAAAGAACATGAAGTTGATGAAAATAATACTGAGTTAGTGGGTATACTTAATACTGTTAAGATTGGAGATAATTCTTTAGGTTTATTAAACCATATCATAAGGTGCGTAGATGCTGTGCATCAAGGTAAATTAAATGAATTAAAAAATGCATTGGGAGATAATGGTGAAGAAAAACCAAAAAAATCTAAAAAGTGATGTAGATTTTAATCCTGTTAGTAAACCATTACACTATAATCAAAATGGTATAGAGTGTATTGAAGCTATTGAAGCAATGATTTCAACTATGAATTCTAGGTATGCTTATCATGCAGGTAATACACTTAAATACCTTTGGAGATTTGAGTATAAAAATGGTCTTGAAGATTTAGAAAAAGCTACATGGTATTTAGAAAGATTAATTAGTAAGTATAAGGAGGTTCATAAATGAGACCATTTGAAGAAGGTAAGTTAGCTTTTCGTAAGGGTAAGTTAGGTAATCCCTACACTATTAATACTAAAAACAATAGGGACTGGGAGTATGGTTTTAATGTTGAATACTTTAAAAATCTAGAGAAAGTAAAAAAGAATGAAGAAGCAGTTAAGTCTAGAGGATGAAGCTAAGAAATTTACTAAGCGTAAACGTAACCCAAAAACAATAAAACCCCTGACTACAAGGAGATACCTAGCTGGACAAGCTCTAGCTGGGTTACTCTCTGCAGGTCGAGGGGTTGGTCGTATGCATGATGTTAAGAAATCAGCATATGATTGGGCAGACTTTATGTTAGATGATGACGATTAGTTTCTTCTACTTTCCATTAATAGTTTATCTATAGAAATTCCATCTTCATCTCCTATATTTTCCTTTAATTTTTTATAATCATTTATATAGGATTTAATATCGTTTAATATCTCTAGTACTTCTATTGCAGGTTTATCTTTGTTAGCTGATAATATCATACCTATAACTTGTGCATTAGTAACTCTAGCACTAGCCTCAGGTATAATACCTGGATATATTTTTCTATATTTTTTTACACCAGCCCTAAAATTTTCTCTGCCTTCAGTAGAAAGTTGATTTGCTACTAAATATTCTTTTGGACCTGCTCTATTTAACTGGTCCATAACTTCTTTTCTAGCCTTTTTAGCAACCCATTTTACAGCACTTTGTTGTGTTTGTAAATTTAAGCTAGAAAAATCTACACCTCTAAATTTATTTTCAAGTAAATCTTTAGTAGCGTAATTTAACTCTCTTCTTATTTCTTTATTTAAATAATTTTGTACCTCTGGTGGACCATCAAATTTTTGTATGGTAAAATACTCACTCATTCCAGCAGAATTTAAAAGTTTTTCAAAAAGCTGAGGTACAACATCAGACCTTATTCCTACTAATCTACCTACATCATAAGATGGTTCTTTTATAGCAGACTCTCTAACTTGAGCTTCTCTCACACCTTTTGGAAGATATTTATCAGGTAATATTCCATCAATATATTTAAACATATTATTATAATTTAAATTAGCACCTAACACAGAACTATGAGTTTGTCTTAAATCATTGTTTTGATTTTCACCCCAAAGTATTTTACTAAATTGATTAATAGGATCAAGAGGTCTTGTTAAAAATTGACCGTATTGTGTACCTATAGTCATAGGTATATTTATAATTTCTGTTAGATCTCCTTCAAACATTAAGTTATTAAACATATCCCCAAAAGAATTTGTAGTTTTAGTTAAACTTCTGAAGTTAGTTGCACCAAGTTGTTCATAAAAATCTTTCCATAAATGTTTAGGTATACCTTTAACTAAACTACTAGTTGCATCACCAACTGCTTTTCCAGTTCCAACTTCTTTAGCATAGTTATATAAATCTTCTATACCATTAAAACTTAAATCGTCTTCTTCATACTTAGCTAAAGCTCTATGAGCAGCCATTTGAGAAGTTATTAGTTGTAAAGATAAAGGCCATTCATATCTTAAGTTTTTTATACCACCTTGATCATCAGGTTGTTGATTCCATCTATAACCATTTTGAACTCTCCAGAGTGCTCCTTTAGGTTCTTCACCTGTAATTTGTTCTTGACCAGGTAAACCATACACTCCTACATACATCATTCCAGCAAAACCTAAAGTTTTTCCAGCTAATTCTATATCACTTGGGTCGTTTAAATTTATTAAATCCCCTGGTTTTTTACCACCTGGACTAAGCCATTTGTATTTAGTTAATCTATGTGCCTTACGTCTTAAATAATTTACACCTGTATAGTTACCTGTATGTTGCATAACACTATTAGCAAAACTACCAAAAGGAATTGGTACACCTAATATAGTTTTATTTGAAGCTTGTTCAACAAAACTTGCAATTTGAGCCATTAAAGTTTTTGTATTCTTAGCTCTTATTTGCCAAGATTGAGATACAACATCATTTAAAGTTTGTTCTATTGCTGGCATAACAACATTATCTTGGAAGTCTTTACTTACTACTATTGTAGCAGAGTCTGCTTGTTGAAAAAATTTATTAGCATTCATCCTATAATGTTTACCTATTTCTCTTGACATATTTGCTTCAAAAGAAATTATCTTTGTCATATAATCTTGCACCTTAATAAAGGTTGCTGCTTGTAAAGCTGAAGAACCGATATTTAAACCTTTAAAGAATTTTTCCCCTAACCAAGATGTAGTTTCAGGAGTTATATTAAATTGTTTTAAAGGATCTGCTGCATCACCTGCTCCAGATATGTTTCTCCATAATCTTTTTTCTGCTTCTGGACTTAGTTCAAGTACTGCCTTTGCTCTGTTAAAAGACATTTGTGGATCTAATATAGTTAAACCCCTATTGACAGCACTTCCTATACTTGTAAAACCTTCATCAAAATGTTGCTTTGCTCTAACAGTATTACCGACTAATCGTCTTCCAGCACCAGAACTAAGGTCAAGAACACCGGTAGCTATTTCTCCTAGTCCATTTAAAAAAGTTAAGTACCCATAACCTTTTATATTTGCAGCAGTGGTTGCATAATGAGATGTTACTAATTTTTTACCAAAGCTTAAACCGAATTGAAATCTTTTTGCTCCCCCTGTTGAATCATGAGGTGCAAGTAATAATCCAAGTCTTTCTTTTCTACTAGCACCGGCTAAAGCTTTTGATCGTTTAGATAATTCACCTACGAGCCATAGATTACTACCAGATCTAGATACACTTTTTACCCAGTGGCTTGCTAAACTTGTAGGAGTTTGTGTTTTTTGTCCAGCAGTCATAAAGTTTAACTTTAAACCTGTAGAACTTTCAAACTCTTTTACAATACCTCTTTGAACCTGTATAGGTAAAAGTTTTATTGCTTGAGAAAGAGCATTAGTAGTCCCTCCTTTTCCATCTAGCTGTGACCTATGAATAGCATAACCATTTTCTAGTAGTATGTCAAAGTATCCTTTTGTTTTTCCATCTTTAGAACCTAACCAAAAATGAGTAAAAAACATTGTAGTTATATCATCATCTGTTAATTCTTCTTTACGTCTTTTTATATTTAAAGCAGCTTGTTCTTTTGTTTCTTTCCAAGATAACATAAAGTCTTCTGCTTTTTTACCTTTTAAATTTGGAATAGGATTACCATCTTTACCAAACTTAAGATTAAAGTTTTTCATTACTGCTTCAATTACAGCTTTTGATCCTATTACATTTCTAGATTGTTTAATTATTCCTGCTTGACCAGCTCTTACCCAAGCTTTATCAAGTTTTTCATAACCTAAAAAAGTTTTTTTAAGTGGTCCTTGTCTACCTTTAGCAACTAAATTAGAAAATCCAACAACCCCTAACGGTACAAGAAGAGTTCCAAGTGCTATTATTCCACTATCTAATTTACTAAACGAATCTTGTACACCTGTCTCGATAAGACCTAGCTGATAGCCAGCATTAATGCCAGTATTAAACACCATCTCAGGTAAAATTAAAGCTTGAAAATTTGCAGCATTAAGTATTTTTGATTCAACTAATTCGCTTGCAGCAGTTTTAGTTAATCCATTCTTTACTAAATTATTGTGCCAAGCTGTTATTAATTTTTTACCAGCTGCACCAGCTGCTTTTGTTTCTGCTTGGGCAATTAATTTACCAATAGGACTTCCGTAAGCTAACATAAAAGATGCCGCTGTTGATGGTGAAAATATACTGTATCTAGCATAATCGTAGATTCCATCAAACATTTCTTTATTAGTTCTTTCACCAGTAAAAATATTATCCATATGGTTAAACAATAAATATCCTGCACCTAAAGAAAGTTTATCTGTATCTGATGCGTTCATACTAAAGACAAGTTCATTTGCTGTACTTACATCATGTGTACCAAAAGCTCGTTGGTTGTTTTGAAACATTTCAAAAACTTTGGCAAACTCCATTTGTTTAAAATCCGCACCACTATAAAGAGAACCAGATCCTCCAGTAAGAGGTGTTAAAGATATACCAGGTCTACGTCTAGTTGTCATATATTCTATTACAACTTTACGTAAATCTTTATCCTTAAAAATTATTTCTTCTGTAAGTTTACGATTGTTTTCATCTATTCCATACCTTTCTTTTAATATTTTTCTAATATTAATTAAAGCAGTTGGAACTTTTTCTCCACGATCTTTTAAGTATTGATCATTTATTGACTCATATACAGACCTATTTAGATTACCATCAAACTCTTCATCTATGCCTTTATTTAAACTGTGGGTTTTCCAATTAGGTACAAGACCAGATTCAATATTCATCTGATCTTTATATAATTCATGTATATTAGTTGGTGGTAGGGAAGGTTTTGTTTCTACAATATTATCTTCAACTGTATTATCTGTAGAAGTATTTCTCATTTGAGGAAATAAGTTATGTATATTAGTAGGTGCATTTATTGCAGGTACAGAATCTATTATAACTTCTTCAGGTACTTCTATAGGAGAAGGAGTTATATTTTCTTTCTCTTCTTCTTTTGTTTTATTTCTATTTAACTGAGGGTAAAGATCAAATATATTAGTTGCACCCATTCTAACTATCCTCAGGATAAATCGTATTTATATTACCCTCAGGGTAAATCATAGGTGCAAAAAAGTAATTATTAGTACTATCAACTGTTCTAATTCTTGTACCCTCTGGTATTAATTTTTTACCAGTTGCTAAGTAGTAATCTACATACCATTGAAGAAGATTATCTGTAGGACTTTTATGAAAAGAATACTCAGTCACAACTCTTTTACTAGGATCATTTGGGTCTGGTGCTGTAATAGCATCTCCTGCTAAATCTATTGTTATTGAATTAGCCTTTATAGTTTGATTAAAGTTTATTAACTGATTATTATTTTGATATATAGGTTCTGAGTATTTGTTAGCAAAAATATCAGGCGAAGTAAGAGCAATTACTTGTGCATCGTTTAACTGCTCTAGCCTTTTTCTTGTTTTATCTAAACCCTGCCTTATATGTGGTTTAATTGTACCCTTAAGTGTTAAGTTTTCATTATTAACTACATCTTCATTTTGACTTAATCTTGTTGCATCCAGATTCTGTAGTATAGAATCTATTGTTAATTTAGAAGTCTTTATAATGTCGTCTTGTACATTTTTAACTTCTGTTGTTTTTAGATCAGCTACTAAATACTCAGGTTCAATAATAGCAGAACCTCTTGTTAACTTTTCTATTTCATTTTCTTTCCATGATAAAAATGTTGGATTAGTTACATCAATACCAGCACTTTCAGCTGCACTAAATATATAATCTTGAGCTGCATCATAAGTCATACCAGAATTAATAAGAGTTCCATTCCAAATTTTTCCATACTTTTCTTTATCAACTTCATTAATACCTTGTTCAAATTGTTGTTTTTTATAGTCCTGCATTACACCAAGTAAATCATCTAATACTTTTTGATTGTTTAAACCTATATATTTACTAGCGATATTTGGAGGTAAATACTGATGTAAAGCTTTTGTATAAGTATCTATACTTGCAGTATTTAACTTTGTACCTGAACGATTAGTTATTTTAGTATTAAAACTTGAAGTAAAAGCTTTCATAGTTTTTAATTCTCTTGCTAATTCTTCTTCCTTTTCAAGAAGTGCCATCTTTCTTTCTTGAAGATCTAATTGTATACCTTTGTACTTAGCATCTTCAACTGCTTGCATACCTAACCAAATACCTTTCCAAGCTCCCATTACATAACACTCCCTTGTCTAGCCATAAGTCCTTGAGGTTGTGCCTCAGGCATTTCTTCAGGTATATCTTGTGGCATATCTTTATCTACACCTTCAGACATAGCTTCAGGCATATCTTGCTCTTTAATTTTCTTTAAAAGTTTTTCTGATTTCTTTTGTCTTATAGTATATTCTAAATCTGTACGATCCATATCTTCTTCAGCAAAACCTTCATTATAATCTATACCAGCTCTATCAGCATGACCTTTAATAAATTCATGTATTACTGGTGCAATAAGTAAACTAACATCAACAGTGTGTATACCGTTTGCAACACCCACACGAAGTATACCACTTACTAATGTAACCATATCTATATCTAACTCTAACATATCTAAAGCAGCTGTAATTTTTTTAGGTTCATTTAATTCTTCTAAGTGATACATTGCTGCATCAAATGGTTTTACATATTTAGGTGGATTTTCCCAAGGATAACCTTTAGGTTCTGCTGTTAAAGATTGTCCTGGTATTGGTTGATTAATCATTAAGACTCTCCAGATATTATATTACTTTTTAATTCTTCATTTTTACTTTTAATTTCATTGTATAGTAGAGTTAGTTCACCTAACTCTTCACTGTTATCTTGTTTTTTTGGTGAAGACATAAGACTTCTAGCTAGTCCTGTACTACTACCTAGATCTGGATCTAACTGTTTTCTTTTAGATGTTTTATATAAAGGATCTTTTTCCGCTAATCTATAATAAGCTGCATCTGCTGCTTTGTAAGTTCTTTCATAATTAAATTTTGTCATTTATAATATCCCACCAAATAATGTTTTTACTAATGTTGCATACATAAAGGTTCTATTTTCATCAGCTCTTGCTTCGGCATATTGTTCAGCAGTTTTTTCTGCAAGTACAAGTTCTAAAGCTCTATTTTCTGCACCCTCTGCTGCTTTAAAAGCATAGTCTAACATATCTCTTTCACGTTGCCATATTGCATCTAAAGTAGTTTGAGTCATAGCATTTGAAGCTAGTGCGTCAGCTGCGTTAGCTGCATTCTGTGCTGCTGTATTAGTAAGTTCAACACCTTGTCTCCACTCAGCATTAGCCTGTGCTATTACTAACTGGTTTTTAGCATTGAATTGATCTCTTTGATTTTCTATTTCTGTATTAAATTTAGCAACAGCATTCTCTTCACCAGCATTAAATTGATTAGTAGCATTTTTTTGAGCAACATTAAACTGTTGTACTTGTGTATTTAAGTTAGCCATAAACTGTTTAGTTTGGTTTTCACTACTTGCATTAAATTGTTTAGCTGCATTCTCTGATGCTTGATCAGATAGTAATGCTTGTTGCATAGCTTGAGCTTTAAACATAGTAGCCTGCTGATCATTACTTAAGTTAGCCATATCCATAGATAAGAAAGCTTGAGCATTAGCTACTTTAGCTTGTTGTTCATTAGATAGGTTAGCCATATCCATTGATGCTACAGCTGCAGCATTTTGTAATGTAGCTGCCTGTTCTGAACTAAGTTCTGCTAGACCTATGGTCTTCATAAGCTCAGAGTTATTTATCTTAGCTTGTTCTTGTGCAGTAAAGGTTAGGTTATTAGCATCAGCAAAACGAGCAGCATTTTGTATAGCTACCTGTTGTTTATTATCTATTTGTTTACCTTGTAATGCTGCTTCAAGTTGAGCATTAACGACATAGGCTTGCTGTTTAGCATTAAGATTTGCTACTTCTATCTGCATAGTATTAGCGTTATCTTGTAGTATACCTTGTTGTTTATTATTTAGATTAAGATTAGATACTTCAGCATAACGAGCAGCTTCTACTATATTTGCTTGCTGTTGATTAGACAAGTTTTGACCCTGCAATGCAGCTTTAATCTGTGCATTAGCTAAAGTTGTTTGCTGTACGTTAGATAAGTTTTGAGATTGTAAGGCAAATGAATTAGTACTATTTTGTAACATAGCCTGTTGTTCATTGTTTAAGTTTTGTAATGCGAGTCCTTGTTGAGCAGCAGCATTAGATAAAGCAACTTGCTGTCTATTATTTAAGTTTTGCATATTCATAGTTGCAAAAACTTGAGCATCTTGTTGAGCTATAGGTAATGCTGATTCCATTGCAGCCTGTAATATAGCTGATGCAGCCATAGTACTGCCACCCATGCCACGAGATAACATAGCAGCATTAGCAGCTCTTATAGCTCCTGCAGCCCATGCTGGAGTGCCATCATTAAAGTCCTGCATTAAAGAACTTAACTGCCCTTGTATAGTACTCTGAGCATCTACATTACCTTGTGCAGCTTGAGCCATAGTTTCAGAATCTACGGTAAATTTTGCTAGTTTAGCAGCAACTGCTGGTGCATCTAACCCACCTTCATCTGTAACATTAGCAGCTTGTACCATATCTGATTCAGCAATTTGTGCAGGGGTAGGTAGCTCTTCTGGTTTAACAGTAGTAGTAGCAGCAACAATATTATCCGGAACATTTGCTTCAGCTATAGAAGCTTTAACTGCTTGTTCATCTAGTCCTTGTGCTTCTGCTAATTCTTTTGAATCTACAGTTCTTTCACCAGCTACTATTTCTTTAACCCTTTCTGGATCAAAGTCTACACCTTTAGCCTTAGCATCTTCTGATAGTTCACCTTCCGCAGCTACAACTTTAGACTCTTCTGATATTGTACCTTCTGCACCTACTACTTTTTCTGCTTCTGTTCTAGCTTTATCTTCTACTGAAGTAGCTGTGTAAGTTTCTGCTTGTGTGGGATCTGGAGTTTTATCATATTCAATTCCGTATGCTGAAAAAGAACCTGGTCCAGTGCCATCAGCTTTTCCTCTTGCTTGAGCCATACTTAAACCTTCATCAGCCATTAACTTACGTACATATTCCATCTTAGTTAATTTCGGGCCTTTAGGTTTTATTTCCTCAACTACATCTGATTCAGCAGCAGTTTGTGCAGTAACTTTATCTATGTCTCCTACTTCACCAGTGCCTGTAGCAATAGAAGTACCAGTTGCATCTGCATCTGCAGTAGTTACATCTTGAGTTGTTACTTGAGAAGTAGGGTCTTCTAATTGTTTTTTCTGTAATTCTCTAGCATCTTCAGACATTTTTTGTCTATCTGCTTCTACTTCTTCTAATCTTTTTTTCTCTTCTCTTTGTCTATCAACCATATCTTCTGCAGCATCTCTTTCAGCTGCAGTAGCAAACTCTTGTCCAGCTAACTCAGGATAACTAGAGGTAAACTTTTCTGGTGGATCTACAGGATCAGTATCTACATTATTATCAGATCCTCCTCCATCACCTGGTGCTCCTGTATTTCCTAAATACTGTTCTTTTTCCTGTTCACTAATTCCCCCTGGTCCTTCTTGAAAAGTTATTAACCCAGAAGCTCTAGGATATATAATACGTCTAATGTCTAAAGGGTTAAAATACATAGTTAATTCTTCCTTCTTGTATTGTCTGTTATAACATAAATAATGTTAAATGTCAATTAATTACCGACTAATGGATTGTCTAAAGCTTCTTGTAGTCGCATACTTAAACGCTCTTCAAGTTTAGTCATTGCTTCTTCTATACGGCT